GTCTACAATCGCGCACATCACGCCGGTGATGTAGTCGATGACCACAAAGGCGATGAGCGCGTAAAGGAAGCCGTCCGCTCCTCCGAGAAACCAGCCGATACCGCCTCCGATGGCGGCAAATACAATTTGAATCCAGTTCCAGATTTCTTTCATGGTGCTATTCCTCCGTTTAATAGATTTCTACGCCGTTTGTGTTCGGCGTTTCGGATGCTTTGCCAATCAGGTCTGACAAGCGGGACTTAGCTTTTCTGCCGCCGCTGTCAACCGTGAACGAGGTATAGAAGCCGCTCTTGCCGAAGCTGTGCGTGACATCGGTCACAGTGCCGATAACCTCCTCGCCGCCGTCAGAAGTCTCAATATGCACCTCGTCGCCGAGCGTGAGCTGCGGGGTGAAGATGCCGACGAAGCTCTCCAGCCGCCCTGAAATAGAGATGGACTCCGCGAGCTCCTGCGCCATAGCGGTAAGCTCCGAAAGCGATGCGCCGTCGGCGGCTTCAACATAGAGCGTCCTGTGCGCGGGCTGTACCCACCACTTTCCGAAGGGCACGTCGGCATATACTTTGTTCTCCGGCTCCTTGCAGGTCACGCATACGCGGCTTACCGCGTCGGAATCGTCATATTCAATGCTGTAGCTCCAGCAGGTCTTGTCACGCTCAAAGGAAAAAACGCCCGGCTGGTCGAAACGCGGGTCGGTCGCCGCCGCTACGCCAACAGCGCCGTTCTGCGTTTCGTCTATCTTCCAATCCGGCAAAAGAGAGATGACGCGCTTCAAGCCGTCCAGCAGCGTCACATCAGAGTCAAAGCGCAAGCGCCACGCCTTCCCGCTGTCGCCAACGAAGTAGTCCTCGACACCGGCAAGCTCCATGATGGCGGTCATATTGTCGATGAGCGCCCCAGCCTCGAAGGTGGTGTTTTCATCAAAGGTCTGTTCCTTCAGCAGCTTGCCGATGGCATTTCTCGCTGAAACCGATACCTTCTCGTCCGGGTAGGACACAGAAGCGCGGTCGATGTAGAAGATGCCGAGCGTGACCTCCTCGGTGCTGCCAAGCGTAAAATACAGCTCCATTTTCGTACCCGGCGTAACGAGCGCGCGGAAGCGGTTGAGCAGCTCGCCGCGTATATTGAGCAGCGTACAGGACAGCTGGGAAACCTCGCTGCCGATGCTGAAGCCAGCCGAGCCGTCGATAAAGGCTTTTGAAATATCCGTCGGCATCATGAACATAACGAAACGGTGGTCGCCCTCGGCGCTCCAAAAGCCATAGCCGCCGTAATGCGCCACACGCTTGAGGCTTGGCAATGAAACTGCATCGTCCGGCGAAGCACGTCCTTTGCTCTCAAAGGCAAGGTCAGCATACAGTCCTAACACCGGGTCGGCAATCAAGCCGGACACCGTCTGCTCCGGTGTGAGATAGAAAAGCCGCAGGAGATTATCTTTCGAGTGAATCGCCTGCGGATACAGCCCCGCGCCAATATTCATGGTGTACTCAAAGGTGAGCGTCATGCGGTTACCCCCTTTGAAGCTGAATCGAACAGGTAAAGCGCAGCAGATTGTTCGCCGTTTTGAACGGGTACTCGATGGCGTAGCTCGCCTCAATCGTCTCTCCGGCGGCTGGCGGGTTTGTGAGCTTCAAACCGGGCACCGTCTTTCCGAGGAAGAAGGTACAGCGATAGGATAGCCCGTCTCGCTCGGTAACAGAGTTGTAGTTGCTGTAAATCGAATACGACCAGGTATAGTTTAGAATGTATACGCGCCAATACCGTGCTGAAACGGTTTCCCACGACCATACCTGAGAATCCCGCGTCGCCGTGACCGCCGTCCAGTTAACGTTATCCGTCGAATACTCGATTACCAGATTGCCTATCTGAGAGGACGGCACAGTAATCGGATTGATTTTCAGCCGGTTGCACTCCTTCGCCGAGAGAAAGTCGATCCATATCGGCTTCTCCGCAGTAATGGAGCAGGAGGTTGGGTATTCCTTAACGCCGCCGCAGTTCCACCATGCCAGAGGGTCATAATAGGTATAGGTGCTTGTGGTCGGGGTCAATTCCTTCAAATTGCCGAACTGAACATTGTCGTCCTTCGTCGTCAGCGCGGCGCTGTGATAGTTTTCGTACCAGTCGCCGCAGTTGCTCTCGCAGTCGACGGTGAAATCCGTCCCAGCCGTCAGCTCCACATCGTTTACGAACACGCGCGGCGTACCAGCCTGTATCAGCGGGCATTTAATATTGAACTCAGTCGTCGCACCGTCGCCCTCACCGATGACCAGATGCTCTACCGGGTAAGGTGGGAACACCTCGTGATTGGGAAACGTGAAAGCGCCGAAGCCCGCGATGCCCAGTTGCTTCACGATGCGGTTATTGCATTCCGCGTCGAGAAAGGTTGTAACCGGCAAATCAAGCTGAAGGGTGGTCATGCTGCCGGTCCCACTGAGGGAATAGGACTTAGCGCTTGTATATTTGGTCGTCAGCTCAGACGAACAATCCAGCGGATATCTACCAAAGCGGATAGTGCTGTCATAGCCGCCCGTAAGCAGCCAGCGAACAAGATAGTTGTTTTCGGCGATCGGGTAAATCGCGTCCGTACCAAAGCCGGACGGCGTATAGGTGGCGTAGAAGGTTGCCGTGATGTAAACCACATCTACGTCGGTTTTTGCAATGGCGATCTGGTTGCCCTCGGAATCCTGCAGCATGGCATGGGTCATCAGGTAATAATAGCTGGACCAGGTACCGCTGTAATATCCTTCTAAGCCAACCTCCGTTATATTACTGCCGTTGCATTCGGTGGCTTCCAGCTTGATCTGCTTTGTAGTATGAGAAGTCGGATATTCATATACGGTTTCTAATGTGGTGACAGCTTTCCGGGTCAGATGCGTAAAAAGAGCCGTGTCGGTGATTGCCGGAGTGCCCGTACCTGTGCCGAGCGCGATATACCGAAGCAGATCGGCGCTCACTCCAAGCGGAGAGCCGGTCAACCTTGAGCTAAAGTAGTAATTGACGATAACGTTGTAGGCATATGCCTTTTGCTTGAGCTCACCGGTCGCGGCATCTACGACTTCAATTTCAAATTTGTTGTGCAGAAGCACTTTTTCTTTTGCCTGCATATATGAAAACCTCCTATTAAATCGGCAAGGTGGATACCGGCTTCAGTTCCATGCTTGCCGCCGATATTGCAATGGCAACCGTGCTCGGTTCGTCGAACAGACTCGTAAACACCGCGTCGTCAATCCACATTCTTGCATTAAGCGTAGAAACCGTAATGGTATCATGAGCGTAAGCATCGTGACGAATAGTTTCTGCCGAGGCGACATAGGTCAATGCCGGTAAAAACCAGCGCTGCTCATGGTGCTTGTAATACCACAGACGCCGGTGCGTTGGAAGCGTAACCGTGACCTCCAGCGTCCTGCGGATATCCGCGCTCGTGTATAAAACGAAAGCCTGCAGCGCGGCGTCGTAGTCGCAAGACGCCACGGTGACGCCACTCACCGACAGCTTGCAGCCCTCCAGAAAGGAAGCGTCCGGCGTTCCATAAACAGGGCGGCTCACAAACACCTTGAAGCCATAGCAGGCGAAGCCCTCGTCGCGATTCAGCTTTTCTATTCCGGTGACTTCAAGCTCGCCGCTGTCCGCCGTATCGATGATTCCGTAGGGCAAAAGCGCTGCAACTCCCGTCGTTTCCGTTGTGCTTCCGTATTTTCGTGTAATATCCGGCAGCGACATTCTCGCGTTAGCCGTGTTGATATGCATGGACTCCGGGCGGACACTCATTCCGGCATAGTTGCGATGCGTCAGTGTCAGCAGCATATTGCCGTTGTTCTGTGTGAGAAAGCCGATGCGGAAGTCGTTGGTACGGATAACCGAAAGCGTTGTATTGCCTGTGCCGAGCGTCGTCACCTCGTGTTCCGTCTCCCAGATATAGGAGCCGTCCGACTGGCAGCAGAGCGCGCGATAGAACACCGCACCGTCCTTGAGATAGCCAATAATCAGCCCTTGGTCGAGGTCGATATCCACGCTCGATTGCCAGCCCTTGCAGGCGGATATCTGTGATACGCCTGTTGCCAGAAGCGCCCGCGTAGAATCGTCTCGCCAATACTGCACATAGAGATTCCCGTCGCGGACAAAGAAGATATATGGGAACTCGTCGGTTTCGAGATAGTACCATTCCTCGGCTGCATTCATCTTCCATGTGCCGCCAAATTCCAGAGCCACATCGGAGGCCGCGCCGAACACAAATTGCTGCTCCCATTTGAAGTCGAAACCCGCCGGGAACTTGCGCATATACATGGTAGCAATTCCATCGTCCAGACAGAGAGCATAAGCGAGCGCGAGGTCTTTATCTCCAGACATCTGCCGAACGGCGACATCTCCAAGCGCCGGAGCAATGTCCTCGTGGATAGGCTCCGACAGCAAAGAATTGACCGAGGTCTGCGTCGCCACGACGCGGAGCCTTGCCATGCTGTCGGTACTTTCCACCTTGAACTGATTTTTCAGCTTTTCCTTCAGTGCGGCAGGAATACTTCTCATGGTTCGCTCACCTCGCTTACAGCGGCAAGGGTGGCTTCAACCTTGTACCAGTCCGCTGCAAGATATTCAAAGTCACCAAGCTCCACGATCCTGCCGGTAAATACACCCTGCTTGACGGAGCATTCCAACAGTGGGACACTATCCTCCGCGCTCATCAGCAGGGCTTTTCCGGCTTCGTCAACATAGAGCGTCAGCTCGTAATGCACGGTCGGAGCGCCGAAGCGTACGAGATATTCCGTACCGTCCAGAGCCGTCTGCACCGTGCGAATGACCTCCTGCGTTTTTCGGAACGACACGAAGCGCGTGATGAGCGTGTTCGTGTCAGCGTTTTTTAGATAACTCATACACGCACCTCCTGTCTGAGCTGATTGATAATGATGTCAACGACCGACGCCATCTCGCCCTCGGAATTGATGCCCTCAACGCGGATAACGCCCGTGTGTTCTACTGTTTTCTTTACATCGACCACGCTGTCGTTTGCGATCTTGCCAATGTCTGTGTCCACATCCAGCTTGAAATCTGTCGGCAGAGAGGTTTCCATATCTCCCGCGAGGTCTTTCATCGCGCCGTCAATATCCTTCGCCATATCAGTCACGGCAGTCACGGCATCCTTGCCGTTGCTGTCGATAGACCCGGCAAGACCCTCGACCATCATCTTGCCAATCCAGCCCATCTCCTTTGATGGGGAGGCGATGCCGAAGAAGTCGCATATGCCGTCCCAGATAGAGGAAATCCAGCCGGACACCTTATCCCATAGCCAGCTCGCCAGCGATTGGATACCTTGCCACAAGCCGGAAACGATGTTTTTTCCTATCTCAAAAACAGCGCCGACTGCGGAGCCGAGACCTTCGACGATTGCCGCGATGATTTGCGGCAGTGCTGCCACAAGCTGCGGGATTGCTTGAATTAGCCCAACCGCAAGCTGAACGATAAGCTCGATGCCCATTTCGATAATAGCGGGCAGGTTGTCTGTGATGAAGTTGATAATAGTGGTGATGATTTCGGGCAGAGCCGCTACCAGCTCCGGCAGCGCATTCAAAAGTCCCTGCGCCAAGCCCTTTATGATTTCAAACGCGGCTTCGAGGATTTTATCCATGTTGTCGAGCAGCGTCTGTACAATGAGAATTACCGCTTCTACGATGGAAGGTATCAGCTCCGGCAGAGCGTCCGCGATACCCATCGCCAGCGTGACAATCATGTTGATAGCCGCTTCAACGATAGCGGGCAGGTTGTCGATGATGCCCTGCACCAGCGTCATAACAAGAGATACGGCGCTTTCGGTAATGGCGGGCAGCGCCTCCACAAGTCCCTCCACAAGGGTAAGAATAATGGAAGAAGCGCACGCTACCAGCGTAGGCAGGTTTTCTACAATCGCGTTGCCAATCGCCATCACAATATCCATGCCGACCTGCACGATCTTCGGCAGATGCTCCATTATCATGTCCACCAGTCCGCCGACCGTGTTGCCAATGACCTCGCTTATCTTTCCAAAATCGTCTCCGGCTTCGACCAGCCCGGAGGTGAATTCGCCCAGCAACGCGGTACCATCGTCCGCGAGGTCTTGAAGCTGCGGGAGCAGGACTGTACCCATAACGCGCTTTGCCGCTTCGGAGCCTTGCTTGAGCCGCTGAACGGAATCGTCGAAAGCACCCAGCTTCGCGATGGTTTCTTCCGAGAGCACCGCGCCCATGCGCTTTGCTTCATCCGTCAGCGCCGCAATACCCTCGGAGCCCTGCGCGATAAGAGGGTTCAAGTCCTGTGCTGATTTGCCGAATAGCTGCATAGCGAGAGCGTCGCGTTCGGTTTCGTTCGATATGCCGCCAAGCGCGTCGATGACCTCCCAATACACGTCTTCGCTGTCGCGGAGATTGCCATTGGCATCGGTAACCGACACGCCGAGCTGCGCATAGGCATCCGCATATTTCGCGGAGCCGTCAGCGGCGCTTGCCATTGACTTGACGTTCTTCGCCATAGAGCCGGTAAGGGTGTCAAGGGAAACATCCACAAGATCGGCGGCATAGCTGTATGCCTGTAAGCTTTCCACGCTTATGCCGGTAACTTGACTCTGCGTGAGCATATCGTCGGCGTAGGCGGCGGCTTCCACCGTCATATCCACGAGCGCCTTACCAGCTGCGACCGCAGCCGTGCCGATAGCGGCAAGCGCCACGCCCATTGCCGTGCCGATGCCCTTGAGGACAGAGCCGAGCTTACTGAATTTACCGCCGGACTTTTCTGCCTGATCGCCGGTCTGGTCGAGCTCGTCACCCAGCTTGTCTGTCTGTTTTGCGGTTTCTGCGGCTTCGTCGCCCATGCCGTCGATGGCCTTTTCGTTGTCCTTGAGTTCACGCTCCATGCCATTCAACTCGGCTTCGGCATTGTTGAGCGCGACAACCCATTGCTGGGTGCGGCGGTCGTTTTCACCGAAGGAGTCGGATGCGTTTTCCAGAGCCTTGCGGAGCGTTTCAATCTTCTCTTTCTGCGCGTCAATTTGTTTGGTCAGCACCTCGTTTTTAGAGGTGAGGGACTCGACGCTGCGTTCATTGGACTCAAACTGGGAGGTGGCGAGCTTCATCTCGCTGCCGAGAACCTTGAACTGAGAATTGATGTCAGCAAGCGCCTTTTTGAACTCTTTCTCGCCCTCGACGCCGATTTTCAGACCGAAATTATCTGCCATAGCTCACCACCTCCTTAAATCCCACCGGGAATGATTTCGTCAATGTAATACTCGCGTTTTGGCTTCGCCAGCCCGTTGTATTGCTTATAGCACTCCCACTGGTCGAGCAGATGACCGATAGGCATGAGCCATACCTCCGGCTCTGCCCGACCGAGGAGTGTAACACCGTAAAAAATCAGTCGGGCAAACAATTCTTCATCGCTTACCCGACCTGTGCGTTTTTTGGATCGTCCTCCGATGCCACATCGCGCTTGGTGCCTTTATACATGGCGTCCATGATAGCGTTTTTGTACGCCGCCAATTCAAAAGGCGAAGTCAGAAGCTCGACCGATTCCTCGGTGAGCAGTTCCTTCTTCGCCTTCGGATTCTGCAGGTTATATACGAGCACGGACTGATTCGCCAGCAGCGTGATGAGCCACACGATTTCGTCCAGCGCCAGCTCGAAGTTTTCGGATTTCATCAGCTTATCGCCGAGATTGGACAGCCCACCGTAGCGTTTGGCGATCTCCTTTGTCGCCTTGGTGGTGAGGAGCATTTCATACTCGTTGCCGCCGATGGTAATAAGCGCGCTTCTTTCGTCAGCCATTATGCGTTACCTCCTGTGAAAGTCGGCTCATACACCTGCGTGTACCAGCCGGTAATAACAGACGCCGGGACATCGGCATCACCCTCGGTAGCCTCCGCTTTCCACGGATGTTTGCCGTTCTGGTCGAGCTTGTTGCGGCGCAGCACGGTGCCTTCAATGGTAGGCGTGGAAAAGGTGATAGAATCGCCCTTTGTAGCGAGATTTGTCGCGGGGATACCGAACTTCACACGGTACAGCCAGAAGTAGCGGTATTTTCCGTTGGACTTTTTGGCGCGGAAACCGATAGCCACAGGATCGCCGCCGTCCTCGGATGCCGCAATCACGACGCCGTTGTCGTCGATCTTCGCGCCGGTCAAATCCTCGGCGGTGGTTTTGCCGATGTCGTCGATGCCAAGCGAGAGAGTGCCGGATTTGAACTCCTTCACGACCTCGGCTGGACCGTCGTCGGCATAAAGCGTCGCCTCGGCAAGCTCAATGGAAAGGTCTGCCTGCATCGCTTTGGCGAGAGAAACGGGAGCGGCATAGGTTTCATCGCCGTTTGCGCCCTCCGTGATTTTTGAATAATAAAGTCTGTCAAGACCGATTGTTGCCATAAAAATCAATCCTCCAATTCATAGTCTTTCGCCACATCAATGGCGTAATGATGATAGCCGGTGTCGTCCTCATGTCCGAGATAGCGGCGGTCGGTTATCGTGATATCCGCATCCAAAAGGGCGCGGACAAGCGTGTTTTTCGTGCGTAAATAGTTGCCCTTGTCGTAAAGGGACACTCGCACCTCCTGCGTTTCATGGTGCGGACGGTTGTCTGCAAACAGCTCAAAGGTATCTGACATTGGTGTAAATACGCAGTAACGGTCAGGCGCGGAGTCCTTGAACACGCCGGTTTCCAACGGAATATGCAGCTCACCTACGATTTCCGTCAAAAGCGTGAGCAGAAAGTCCTCGTCGGTTGGGTCTTTGGAGTATTGTGCGGTAACGGTCATGTCCTCCAGTACCCGCTCTGTAGACGCTCTCCAGCCGGTAAAGGTGTAGCCCTGTCGCATGGGGTCGGGAGGCGGGCTGACCGCGCTGCCGCTGTCGACCATTTCATCCTTCAGCAGCGTTCCGTCCCAATCGCAATAACGTACCTCGAACTGTTCGATGCCTTGTTCTGCGGTAATCTCCACCTCGCCAAGTCCTACATAGGTGTTGCTTTCCTTGTAGCTGTCCTCGCAGACCACGCAAAGGGCGTCCGTGATAACCGCCTCGGCAAAGTCAAAGGTGAGCGTTGAAAAGGACGCCGCCTCAAACGTGCCGCTGGCGATGATCTGCGTTCTGGCTTTATCCGAGTAGACCGACACGTTCTTTGTCACATAGCCATGACCGGAATACTTGTTGTACAGTGTCAGCCGGGATATTTTGAGCGTGACCGGCAACTCCCACAGCCACCACGCGGGATAGGCGTCCTTCGCCGCCTCCCATGAGGTGGTTTCACCCTCTTTTATGCCATCCGAGGCTTTCCACGGATAGGCGCTCGATGCGGTGTTTTCGGAGCTTGCGGAAACTAAGCCGTAGCCGTTGTCAGCCGAAAGAACGGGCTGCGTCCACGGAATCCAGCGATAGGAACTCATACGCCGTTCACCTCGCTCTCCAGCTTTGCCTTCATCGCTTCGATGCAGGCGTTTTTGCTGGCTGATTTCGCAGGCTTTAGAAAGGGCTTCGCCGGTTGACCGTGCTTGCCGTATTCCAGAACACCAGCGATCATGGCGTTGGCTTTTCCATCCGAGCGCGGTTCAGAGAAGCCGACCTTCACATTGAAATCGCCGTTCTTATCCTGACGAGCCGCCGAAACGCCCAGTGCGCCGACCAGCTCGCCGGTGGAACGACTTTCTTCTTTTGTGCCGCTGCCGATGACGGACTGCAGGTTGGATTTAACCTTTGCTTCTACGACCTCGCCGCCCGCCTGTAACACGCGGGGCAGGATTTCATCTGTTTTATCCGCCAGCCGTGAAACCTTCATAAGAAAATCCTCCGGCAGCTTGTATGTTGCTTTAGCCACTGGGCTTCACCTCCTTCGCCAGCACTTCGATATACATCCCGCGCCCTTTGACATCTTCCACGGAGGTGATCTCAAAGCGGCCATCGCCGTTGACTATTACCATTGCAGTCGTAACGGCGACGCCGGGAATACAGCGAAAACGGAACAGGTCGGTGGCTTCGGAGAACTGAGCGCGATTCGCCCATTTCTCGTTGCCGTGCCGACCTTCCCGACAAGCTCTGACGGATGCCAGAATAATGTCGGATTCTGTCGAAAAGCCCTCCGCATCCTTGACGGCCTGTTTCTCCACGAGGTCAATAAAGGTGTTCATTTTGCCAAAGCTCATGTTCACACCTTCCAATCCCGGTCGAGCCGCAGCAGGAGATTCACCGTGTTCCAGACCTGTTGACCCGCCTGTACGTTATCCGCAAAAAAGCCGCCCGTGCTGCCGTCCCGCGATTCGTAGAAATGGGACGACAGCATGATAACGGCCTGCTCGGTGGTGGCGGGCATGGCATTGGAATCGTAGTAGCTCTCCGCAAGGTGCTGATAGCTCTCGGCATAACGGGTGGCGGCGGTGATGTATAGCTGCAGGAGTTCATCGTCTGCATTGTGTTCCAGAATGAGGTTTGCCTTTACTTTTTCCAGCAGTGTATTCATACCGCCGCCTCCTTTCCTTAAGCGCCCATCTGCATGAGCTGGATGCCTTCCGGCAGAATGACCTTGCCATCCACACGCTCGGTGGCGAGGAAGCCCACCTGACCGTTTCCGGCGTAAAGCTCGTTCAGTCGCTGAACGGTACGACCCATGCGGTCTGCGATCCAGTAGTTGGAGAAATCACCAAATGCGATAGGCAGAGCACCCGCTGCCACAGCCGGAGCGTAGGGAGAGGTGTAAAGCGGATAGCCGAGCAGACGATCCGGCTGACCCGCCTGTACGCTGGGCTGCCAAAGGTAAGCGCCGTTGTTGTCCTTCAGCTTGCGGAGCGCGGAAACCGTCACATCACGCATGAGGAATACAGCGTTTCTGCGGTACGGAGATTTCAGTGCGTAGATGAGGTCGATCAGGTTGTCCACGGTGATTGCGGTGGGGCTGCCAGCCGTGACGCCCACAGTGCCGCCGGAGGCCGTGAAAATGCCTGTAGGCTGACCGCTGCCAGAGCCGATACAGAACGCTTCCTCCTCGGCGACGCCGAAGGCACGAGAGAACTCGTTTGCGATGTAGCTTTCGAGATCGAACATGGAATCCTGAAGCAGCTCGATGCTGACCTTTGCAAGGTCGGTCAGCTTGAAAGCGTCGATGGTTTTCTGCGCGAAGGTCGGATTGCTCTCGGTGTAAGCGGCGTTTTCAGGCGTCCACTGCGCGATGGAGTGGGTCGCCGCAATAGGAATTTTGCGTTCAGCAGAGGTCGTGATTACCTTTGCAATTTTGCGGACAATGTTCGCTTCCTCCAAGCCGGTCACGATTTGAGTCTCAAATTCCTCCGGCACAAGGAAGCCGCCGTCCGCGTCAACGCCCTCGCTCATCACATTGTGCAGCAGAGTTTTACCGCGAAGGGCGCGACCGAAATCTTCCTTGTATTCGGCGGTTGCTCTGGCGCGGGTGGGTTTTGCGCTGCCATCGGTAGGCTTGCCGGTAAGCGGAGTGCTGGTGGGCTGTGCCATAGCAGCATCACGCGCCACGCGGTCTTCCTCAATGGCAATCTGACGCGCCATTGCGTCCACATCTGCCACCATCTTTTCGTAGGTGGCATTGTCTTCAGCGGAGAGAACATTTCCGTCCGCTCTTGCGTCGAGGAACGCCTTTGCCGCGTCCCATGCCTTTGCACGCTTTTCACGCATTTCAAGTACCTTTTTCATAATAAAATACCTCCGTCAAATGTATTTACGGGCTTGCAGCTTCTGCATAGCCTCGCTGATGGAAACGCCAGCAGGCGCATCCGGCTTCTTTTGCTCCACAGCAGGAGCAGGGGCTGTCTTTGCTTTGTGTGTGAGCTTGTTCATGAGGGAATTGGTGACAGCCCTGCGGCTGAAAGCAAAAACGACAGCTTCGGAGTGGTCGCGTTTCGCGTCCTCCAAGATGCCGTCCGCAAAGCCGAGCTCCACGGCTTTATTGGCGTTCATATAGGTTTCGCCGTCCATGAGATGGGAAATCTTCGCCCGCGACTGACCGGTTTTGATTTCATAGGCGTTGATGATGGATTCCTTGACCTCGTCCAGCATGGCAATGGCTTTCTGCATCTCCTCGGTATCGCCAATTGCGACAGTCAGCGGATTGTGAATCATCATGAGG